TAGCTTCCCGCCGAGAGCAAGGCGGATTGAAAAAGAAAACCCCTGATAGCTTAGGCCGTCGGGGGTCTCTTATTTATCCTTTTCGAAGGATCTCTGCTTCTCGTTGAGCTTCCATCTTTCGTGCGAACATCATCTCTTCGAACGTACGAGGCTCACCACCTTCTGTAGCTGCAGCAGTGTCAGGCTTCATGTTCATGAGCTTCATGCCTTCAGGAACTGGTTCGGGCTCAGGCTCGGGCTCGGGTTCTGGTTCAGCTTTTGGCTGAGTTTCGTACAGTGCTCGGGCGACTCGGACGGCGTTGTCGACTGTCTTACCGTTCTTCCACTGCTCAAGAAACTCGTCGAATGCCTCATCGTGCTCGTAGATGTCGTTGGCGTTTGCGACCAAGTACTGTTCAAGCTTGTCGACTTCTTGTTCCGTGATGGCTTTGTCGAACTCGTCGAGTTGATTTTGCATCTCGACGGTTTGTTGAATCGCAGCGTCTCGTTCTTTGATGGCTTCGTCGTATTGGTCGCCAAAAGTCGTCTTTGACTTTTCGTGTGCGGCTTCTGCTTGTTCGCGCAGAGTCTGTAGTGCGACTTCGTGACTGAGCTTGAGGTTGTCGATTTCTTTTTGTTTGTCGAGAAGTGGGTCAACGTCTCCGTGCATCCATTGCATTGCACGTTTCTGTTCCTGTCGAGCGGTCTCCATCAGCTTGTTTGCTTCGCGTTTTTGACCTGCTAGCTCATCAAACTTCTTCTGGTATCCGCGCGCCCAGTTGTTGTACTTGGTTTCGAAACCACGGTCGATGGCTCCACGCAAGGACTCATTGAGTTCGTTGTACCACTGCTCTGTGCGGAGACTTTCAAGCTCTCCATTCCAGTCAAAGACTTCAGGAGCGGACTCTACCTCTTCGCCCGCCCCCTCGTCTGCGCTGGTCTCAACAGTTGCTTCAGATTCTACCGGAGCCTCAGCAGGTTCCTCTGCGACGGCTTCATCCGCCACTTCAGCCTGCCCACCGTCAACAGCTTCGTTATCCTCTTCCCACATGCTTACATCCCTTCTGGCGGCATCATCATTTCTGGTTGTGCCATCTCTGGCATCGCCCCTGCAGCAGGCGGTTCCATAGCGCCACCGTCACCACGGGCTGCCACCATTTCAAGCTGCATGAGCACATCAAAGTCGGTTGAAATCATATCGGCAAGTTCTTGGGCGGTTTTGCCCTGAGTCTTACCAAGTTGTTGTGCGGCATCGAAGAGCATCTTTGCCCTCTCTTCGGTGACGCCAAGAGTTTCAATCAATGGGCTGAGATCTTCAGACGCTTCTTGGGCCATACCTTCTTCTGCAGGCTTTTCCATTTCAGCCGCTGCGTCGTCCATTTTTGCGTCTTCGTCTTCAGACATTTCGGCACCACCTTCAAAGGCAGCCTTCATTTCTTCCATGCTTGGAAGATTCTTGTCTTCAGTCTTCATCTCTTCTTTCATCTCTTCTTTCATCTCAGCCATGATCGTATCCTATTGCGTTACGGTAATTTTACCACTACGGTTATTATTTTGTCCGAGACTTACTCTCGAAAATGTCAGGGTTCATCAATTCGAACGCGGCGTTGATTCCGATAGAACGAATAAATTTGTTTGGTACGGTGAATCGTTCACCAGTTCTTCGGTCTTCAATGACCTTGCTGTCTCGCATCGTGTCGTCTTTCACAGTTCTCAAAGATCTGTTTTTCTTGTCTGCTTTGAACTCAGCGAGTTCAACAAGTTCAAGGTCAGACAGTCTGCTTCGAATACTTGGGTCGGGCATTATTTACCTCCCACGAGTTGAGCAGCACTGCCTTCGAGTTTACGGCCTTCGGCTTTCAGGGCCTTTCTTTCGGTAGACACTTCTTTGAGTATTTTGTCGTTGAGACTTTTAGCCTTCTTGCGTTTCCAACTGTTGTGTCGAATTGTATCCAAGCGTTCAGCTTTTTGAGCTTGTGTCTCTTCTTGGATATTGACGCGCTTTCCGGGAAATCGTTTTTGGATCGTTTCGATGCACCGGTCGTAGTCTTCTTTAGTCTCTGCTTTGCCCAGAACACCAAAGTCTACAGCCGCAAATGATCCGGGACCTTGGCCGTGGATGGCGTAACGAAACCCGCGAAAGCTCATCTCCCTCGCGCTTCCGCATTCGGGACACTTGGGCGGTCCTTCTGATCGACGATACATTGCTTCTTCTTCGAAGAAGTCGCAGCCTGTGCATTGTAAGTTATTGATTATGTAGCTCATTTTTTGTATCCGCCTCGGGGTCCCAGCTTGCCTTTACGCTTCATGGTGAGCGCAATTGCAACAGCTTGTTTCCGAGGCTTTCCTTCTTTCTTGAGTTTCTTTACTTTGCGATTAACCGCTGTTTTCTTTCCGTAGCTCATTTCTTCTTTCCGCCTTTTTTGTGCAGTCCATGTTTCGCGAATTGCTTACCCTTACGGGTAGCTTTTCTTTTCTTTCTTGTCGCAGCAGCAATCTTTGCTCGACCTGATTTGCTCGCTTTTAGTCGATTGATTTTTGCTCTTGGTGCGTACACTTCACCCGAAGCTTTTGATCCCTGAACACTGGGCTTGCCTGAAGGTGTTGTCCAGTCTTGCTTCGTCCATTTCTTAAGGGACTTCTGAGAGGCTTTGAGTGCCATTACTTATAGCCCCCACCCTTTCGCTTGTATGCGGCAGCAAGCATTTGAGCTTTTCGGGCAGACCACTGTCCGGGCCGACCACCCTTTCCTCCGGCTTTGATGCGGTTGAACATCCGCTTGCGCATTCCCGGCTTGGTGTAGTTACCTGCTTCGTTTACGCGGCTCTTGGTTTTTTTCTTTGCCATTAAGCTGCAACCCTTCCTGCCCAAATAATGCAGACACGCTTCGACGCGCATTTAAAGTCTAATGCTGAGCAGTACCCAAGCTCTCCAGCGTCAACTGCAGCCTCGGGGTCACCGTCAGGTCCGATTCCTATCTCGATACACTTTTTCATTCCGTCTGATGTGTCGAAGAAGCTGCAACTTGCGCAGCGCATCGTCATCACATTTTCGACGGTATCATTGAATCGATCAGCATAGCGTTGCCAAAACTCTTGGTTGCCACCCTCTTCGTCCAGTGCAGGATTAGCCGGTCCATACTCTTTTGTGTCGAGCGCCTTTTGTCGGTTTTCGAGATTCAACTCTACGTTCTGAGTAGCTGCCGGGCAAGAATCAGCTTTTTGCGCCCCGCGTCGCATCTCATCCATCATTTCATTGTATTCGACCATTACCATTTCACCTTGTCTGCCCAGTAAGCTGCGCTCATCTTACCGCGAGCAATGTTCTTCGAGTGTCTTGCTTTGAATGATTTTCTTTTGGCCTTCATTCGTGCAGACTCGCCTTTCTTTGGTGCGCCTGCAGTTCCTGCAACTGACCCAACTCGTTTGCCTTGCTGACCGAATCGAATGAGTTTTATCTGGCTTCCCTCTTGAGCAAGCACGATATGGCTCTTCTTAGGATGCTTAGGTGTTCTTTTCGCTTTGTTTGCGCCCTTCAAGCCGTGCTTCTTTAGAAGTCTGGCCTTTCGCATTTTGTCTCGTTTAGACAAAGCCATACATCACCTCTCAAGCTTCACCCGTTGGGGGTAGTTGTCCTGAAGCAGCAAGTTCTTGTTCCAGTTGAAGAAGTTCCTCTTCAGACAAGTTGTCGATTACTTGTTGCGCTTCGGCCTCTTCGGTCGCTTGCTCTTGAGCCTCGATGGCAGGCTTACCGGCAGCAGCCCCCCCAAGTTTACCTTGAGCCTCAGCTTGCATAGCGGCTTGCTGTTGAGCCATCGCCTCTTGCTTCATCGCCTCTAGTTCGGCCTCTGGGATTACGATACGTCGTGACAAGCCCATTCCACCGACCACTTCTTCGGTCAGCTTGCGGATGTCTACGTTTTCGTTTTGTGTCAGGAACGGAATCATTTGAATCAGGCTTTCGATCATCACAGCCGGGTTCTTTCGAATCGGGTTGTACGAGACCATCTCAAAATCAACCTCAATGTTTCGCAGATCTTTGTGACCTAACTCAGACCACCGCTTGTCCCCTGCGATACGGATGAGGCGAGGCTTCCGCATATACTTTTTAGTAAGGAAAAAAGCCTTTCGTGCAACGTCTTCGATTGCGTCATTGAGGTGCCCTTCTCGTGTTGCGAGTCGTGTTCGCATTTGGGCGTCGATGATTGCCATCTCCGTGGCTGTCCGAGCACCGACAACCTGTCCTCGGGCGGCCTCAGCAAGTGCTGAAATAAAAGCAGCATCGTCTTCCTGTCGAGCGATGAACTCTTTAACACCCGTAGGGGCATCTGGGATGGGCATTTCGTAGAACAATGTAGCCAAGCTTCGAAGTGTCTCACTGTTTGACGGATTGATTCCGATGAA